AACTGCAAACAACTAACACCGAAATTCAAGCACCTAGTTACCACATGGTAAACAAGGACTCTATGCTTTCTTTATCTAACGAGCTTAAAAGATTCGTAAAAGAAGCACACCTAGTATCTAACATCAAGGGCAAGGACTATTGTAACGTAGAAGCCTGGCAGATGGCTGGTGCTTCACTAGGCTTATTTCCTATCATTACAAGTGTACAAGATTTGTCTAAAGAAGGCGAGATTAAGTACATGGCTACTTGCGAAGTTAGATCATACCAAGACAATAAGTTGGTATCTGTAGGTATCGCAATATGCTCTAACAAAGAGGGTAGCAAAAAATTCTTTGATGAGTATGCTATATTATCTATGGCACAAACAAGAGCAGTAGGTAAAGCATTCCGTAATCAGTTAGCATGGTTGATGAAAGCTGCTGGATTTGAAGCGACACCTGCGGAGGAGATGGACTTCGTACATGAAGAGCCAAAAAAAACCTCTAAGCCAGTACAAGAAGTAGTTGCTGAAATCTTACAAGATGAGCCTACAAGAGAAGAAATAATGATGGAGGTAGCTAAATGTACTAAGGTTAAGCAATTAACTGACATCTACTTTACTTACAAGCAATCATTTGATTCTGATGAAACATTGATGAAGGTATTAAAAATGAAAAAAGAAAACCTAAAATAATATGAATCTAACATTATTACCTAAAGTAGAACTTGCTTCTATTGAGCCCAACAAATTTGCTATTGAGTTAATCAAGTCGCAGATAGTAGATCACTTTACACAAACTGGTGAGTCACCATTAGAGCTACTCGTTAAGTCAGAGGCTGTTGTACAGCTTTTAGAGGGCATTAGAGCCGATTTAAAAGAGTTAGTACTAGATGAGCTTAGTAAGTATCCTGGAGGCAAAGCTGAGGTCTTAGGAAGCGAAATGGCTAAGTTTGAATCAGGAGTTAAGTATATCTATGACCAAGACTATACTTGGAGCAAGATGAATGACCAATTAGAGTCTATGAAGTTTGCTATCAAGGAAAGAGAGAAGATGCTTAGAACTTTACCAACCTCTATGGTTGATCCTGAATCAGGGGAGATGGTACATCCAGCACCTAGAATTAGCACAACAACCTTTAAGATTAGCTTAAAGAAATAAAAACCTTTACCACCTCAAGATATTAAATATTTTTAACCAAAATAGTAATTAGGGAACTTGGGGTGGTTATTTTAAACTACAAACATGAAACAAACGATAATATTTTTATACGAGTTGGTAAAGTTTATAGTAATATCAATACCACTAGCAATATTTTTATTTGTAACATTAACCATAATTAGTAAATTTAAGAATATATGATGGAGATTGCAGGATTAGAGAACTCAGTACCAGTGAGGATGATTTATGTTGACGATAAAAGTGAAGTATTGTTTAAGTCTTTAGCTCATGCAGCAAGGAATACAAGAATCACACAAGACTCAATAAAAAAATCACTCAATCCGTTACTTAAAAAAAGATTTATATACAATAACAGAGAGATAATATTTAGAATAAAAAAATAACAAACTAAAAACTACAAAAAATGATTAACCAAATACACAACGAACCTTGCTTAGATACATTAAAGAAAATGCCAAATGATTTTTTGGATTGTGTAATAAGCTCACCACCATATTGGCAACTTAGGGATTATGGATATCCTGAACAATGGGGTTTAGAACCTACATTTCAAGAGTTTCTTGAACATTTATGGCAAATGATGGATGAAATTCATAGAGTTTTAAAACCTAATGGTACTTGTTGGATTAATTTAGGAGATAGTTATTCGACACAAAGTGGTGTTAATCTTGCTATATCAAAAGGAAAACATAAAGAACAAGATTCTACATATTTAGTAAATAGGGGTAAAAGCGGTAATTTAATTAAAGATAAATCATTACCTAATAAATGCTTATTGCTTATACCACATAGATTTGCTATTGGATGTATTGATAGAGGTTGGATAGTTAGAAATGATATTATATGGGCTAAAAGAAATTGTATGCCTGAGAGTACGCAAGATAGATTTAGCAAAAAACATGAATATATTTTTTTGATGGTTAAAAAAGAAAAGTATTATTTTGATTTAGATGCTATAAGAGATAATCATAAATGGGCTAAAGATAAAAGAAATGATGGTAAAAGACATGAATATAAAGATGATGCTAAAAGTAATAATGATAATAAAGTTTCTACAAATGCAGTTTCTTTTAATCCAAAAGGTAAAAATCCTGGTGATGTTAGTGATTTTTGGGATATAACAACAAAGCCATCTTCTGTAAAACATTATGCCACTTATAATGTAGAGTTAATTACTAAGCCAATTTTAGCGGGATGTCCTGAAGGTGGTATAATTTATGACCCTTTTATGGGTAGTGGAACAACAGCAATACACGCAATAATGAATAATAGAAATTTTATAGGTAGTGAAATGAGTAAAGAATACTTAGAAATAGCTAATAAAAGAATTTCTGATGTATTATTGCAGCCAAAATTGTTTTAGTATATTTGTAATGTATTATGCGACAATACAACAAAGAATTTATTGGGTGGAGGATAAACAGGTAGTCGCATTACCTGTGAGTCTGAAGCCCTTTTTTTATTTTTATGGCTCAATTTTATACAACGATTATCCATCCAGTTAGGAAGGCTTTTCATTTATCTTGTAACGAGTATTGTGTATTAGACACTATACTACGTATGCAAAACAACGATTCTCATTGGTGTTACATGAGTAGAGAAACTATGGCAGATGATTTAGACTTGTCAAAACAATCTATTTTAAACATTATTAAGGGTCTTATTTTAAAAGGATTGGTAACTAAACATGAGAAGACTAACCATCTAAGATGTTCAGGTACTTTTAAAGATGCTATAGATGATTATAGGAGTTTTGGCATTGCTGTTGACCACTTTACCGTTGGTAAAGAAAGTTTACCTAAGGGGTCAAAAAAGTTTACCTCAGACAGTAAAGAATCTTTACCCAACAATACAATTAACAATAATAAGACATTTATAAAGCCTAAGCCTTTAGAGGTTAGTAGTTATGCTAAGGAAATAGACTTTGTTTTAGATGGTGAATATTTCTGTGATCACTACGAAGCTAGAGGATGGAAACTAAACTCTGGAATAATGAAAGATTGGAAGGCTACTGTAAGAACTTGGAAAAGGAATAGTTCTAAATTTAACCAACAAGTTCCTACAAATAAAATAACTACACAAATAAAACTTAAATGATAGCTATAAACCTACCAAAAGCCTTAGATATTGAATCTAACATACTTGGAGCATTGCTTTTAGACAAAAGAACTATACCATTGGTTATTGGTCACCTAAAAACTGACATATTCTACGATTTAAAGCACCAAAAAATCTTTAACGCTATTAAGGAAATGTATGATAGTAACATATCTATAGACCTTACTACTGTAGCTCAAAAACTTTCCCAAGATAAGGACATTCAAGATGTTGGTGGAGCTTTTTACCTATCAAAGTTAACTGATAATGTAACTACAACTGCTCACTTAAATACCCATATTGAGATTGTTATTGAGATGTATAAGAAGCGTGAAGCTTATAAGGTGCTTAGAATAGCTGAGAATCAATGCTTAGATAATGATAGTCAGTCATTAGACCTATTATCAGACCTTAATAGTCAACTATTATCTATTCAAGAATATGGCAATATCTATGAAAAAAGCATAACAGACGTAGTTATGGCTATCAACTTTGCTAGGGATTTAGCAAGTAATGGTGAACTTTTAGGATTTAATACAGGATTCCAAGAGTTAAACCAAACCATAGCAGGATGGTGTAAACCTGACCTATGTATTATAGCTGCAAGACCTGGTGCAGGTAAGACTGCAATGATGCTTTCAAGTGTTTATCACTTAGCTATCTTAAATAGCGTTCCTACGGCTATTTTTAGCCTCGAAATGAGCTCCGAACAGCTTGTTGAAAGGTTAGAGTCAATAACGAGTCAAGTGCCCTTAAAACGCCTTAGAACGAATAATTTGAATGACTATGAAAGAA